TAACCGTCTATCGGTTCACGATCCATACAGAAAGAGAATCGTAGAACCACTTATCGGAACAGACAACCTACCAAACTCTACACCGTTTGATGATGGCCGTACTTTTATCCAGCATATCAACTCAACCGATATTGAGGATTATCTACCAAAAGAGGTTATCGAGGAACGAGAACAGTTTAGAGTATTAGATCCAGAAATGTATAGACACGTTTGGCTTGGCGAACCTCTAACAGAACGTGCAGGCGGTATCTTCACTAAGCAACTGTCTGAAGCTCGAAACCAGGAACGTATCGGCGATTATCCATACCGTTCAGACAAAGAAGTCTATGCTGCGTTCGACCTTGGTGTTTCAGACTCTACTGCCATCTGGCTCTATCAGGTCATCGAAGGTTCGGTTCACTTCATCAAGTATATCGAGGACTTCGGCCGCACTATCTCAAGCTATTTCCTAGACCTTAAAGACCTTAACTACCGTTATGGAGAGATATACCTTCCGCACGACGCAGAGGCTCGCTCTAACCGTGCAAGCTCTATCGAGCAGATAGAGGCAACCACGCTTCGAGAAGACCTTGAAAAGTTGCACCCAGAGTTTAGGTTCAAAGTTCTCCCGGCTAACAAAGGTTATAGAGGAATCGACCTAGCCAGAGGTATGTTCTCAACGTTCTATTTCGACCAGAAAGGTTGCGAGCTTGGTCTCCAGCGTTTGGCTGGCTACCATTACGACTATTCAACCAAGAACGGTATCTGGAGTCAGACACCGAGCCACGATGAAAACTCACACGGTTCAGACGCTTTTCAGTACGCTTGTATGAGTATTGAAGACATCAGAAATAAGTCAAACGCTCTAGAAGGTGGGTTCAAGTTTAGAACTTTTGTACCGAAAGAGTTTAGCCATTACCAAGATTAAAGAAAATATGTTATAATGGTGGTAGTTGGCGATGCGTTTGGCAACAACTTGGCAGACGCAATTTATACATCTAAGAAATCGCAATCTGAAGCGAATAAGCTTCAAAAATATCTTAAGTGGTTCAACAATTCTTGGGACTACGCAAAAGAAAACTACCACCAAAGGTGGGAACGTAACTGGAAATTATACAACAACCGCACACCAAAGCGTATGCACCCTGGAAAGGTTGAGGCTTTTGTGCCTATGGTTAACTCTATGGTTAACACTAAGGTCGCAGCACTCTTTAACCGTCCACCAGAGGTAAACTATGTACCAAACAACAGAGACCAAGACGCTGATACTGCTATCTTAAACGAAGTTTATCAAGATTTCGCACGTAAAGACAACTGGGTTGGAAAGAACAAAGATATGGGCCGCCAAGGTCTCATTACCGGCAACTTCTGTGCTTACTACTGCTGGATTCAAGACAAGAACGGTGGCTACGTACATAAAGAAATCGTGCCTATCCGTGATATGATTATCGACCCTAACGCTAAAGACCCGGAGTCTTGGCACTATGTGGGCCGTAGATTTTTTGCTAACTTAAAAGACCTTAAAGAAGAAAAGACCTACGACTTCGAAAAAGAACGTTATGTCGCACGTTATAAGAACTTAGACAAAATTGGTTCACAGACAGACGACAACGAATCAGACAAGGCCAAGAAAGAAGAAGTTATCGGCTCTATTGCTAAGAAAGATACAGACTCAGTAGAGCTTATTGAAATCTGGACTCGTAAGAAAGTGGTAGTTATCGCTAACCGCACCGCTATTATCGAAGAAAAAGAGAACCCACACTATGCTATGGAGAAGACCAAGTTCGAGATTCGCAAGAAAGAGTGGGAGCTTGAGCGTATCGACACTTATGAAAAGACCGGAGAAGATATTGGCGAGTTTCCTGAGGAGTTCGACCCACTTTCTGCTGGTATCTTACCATTCGCACACGACTGTGAATACAAAGACATTTCACTTCCATACGGTACAGGCGACGTTGATATTATTGCAGACCAGCAAATGCTCTTAAACACCATTACTGAGATTCAGGTCGAAGCTGAACTTATGGCGGTCTATCCTGAAAAGACTATCGACCCTAAATACGCTTCATATATCGACCAACTCGGACAAGCTCCAGGCAAGGTCTATCCATTACCACAAGGTGCTATGAGCTGGAACAACCCACCACAGATTCCTACTGCTCTATTTAATGAACGTATGAATATCAAGGACGAGATTCGAGAAGTATCTTCTGTATCTCAAATCTCTAAAGGTGTTACCGCTACTGATTCTACAACTGCTACTGAAATCAAAGCTATGCTCGGTCAGAGCGACCTTCGTATTGAAGATATAGCTCAAAACCTTGCAAATGGTTTCTTCTTCCAAGAAGCGACTATCGTATTCAAACTCTTGCAGCTCTATGGTGGTAGCGACCTATATGTTAGGAACATTACTGACGCTGGGGTTCAGTTCAACCAAGTCAATATGGATAAATTCCTCGGCGAATACACTCCAATGGTTACACTCGACGTTATGAAGAAACTCGAAGACGCAGAGAAACGTGAAATGTATATGCAAGCATACCAAATGCTTATTGCAGACCCTACAAACAACCTTGAGAAGATTAAAGAGTATATATTGCCAAAGGTACTTCCAGACATTAACCACGAAGAACTTAAAGAGATCATTACTACCGTTCAGCAACAACAGTTACCAGCTCCAACCGAAGAAACAGTTAGAGAAGACGTAACTATCCCGGAACAAATCGCACCAGAAGAACAACCAAGCTTAGAGGAGGCTTATAGTGCTTAAAGAACCGCTATCATATACAGACAAGAAGGGTATGTATACATTTTTCTTCGAGTCTGAAGAAGGCGAGTTATTTAGACAGTTACTTAAAGATATGCAGGAAGAACGACTAAACCTCGCTCAATCTGCATATCTTAAGCTCCAAATGCCAAACGAGCAAATCGTAGCTAATGTGAACCAAGCAGGTGGTATCAAAGCAGTTATTGACTTTATCGACAGTATCGAAGTAGAAGTAAAAGAGCATAAGAAAGGGGAGCAGAAGTAGTCCGAGCGTAATTCTCTAATAGCAACCGTCAAGCCAGCTTATCAAGTTATAAATAACTAAATGTGGGAAGGCCCACACGCATCGCCAAATGTGAGATAAGCTGGGCTGACGGAATCGAGAGGTTCCGTACGCAGATATTAACAATAAGGAGAGTTCTATGGACGAACAAACTGGAACTGAGGAAGCTCTATTTGACCCCTCTGACTTCGAGGTACAAGAAGCCGAGCAAAGTGAAGATAGTGGCAGCCCAGCAGTAGAGGCAACCAACGAAGAACAAACAGCTAGCGAAGAACAAGCTAGTGAATCGACAGAGGTTTCTACTGAAGAAGAAAAACAAGAAGAAACACAAACTGGCGATGCAATAGATGAGTTCTTAGCGAAAAAAGGTATAGATAAAAACGACCCTCAAGCTATGAGAAAAGTCGTCGAAATGTATCAGAACGCTGAAAAAGGTTTCTATCAGAAATCACAAGAGAAAGCAAAGCTCGAACGTGAGTTAGCTAATTCTCAGCCGGCACAGAGTACGCCAGACCAACAGGCTTTGTCTGAGGTCAGAGCATTAAAAACTCAAATGGACGTAGAGAAATGGAAGCAGGAGAAGAAGCTCACACCAGAAACCGAGCAAAAGATGATGGACTGGTTCGCACAGCCGATTCCAGACCGTAATGGTAATCCTACACTTGACGCAAATGGCAACCCTATTATTAGAGGTTATCTATACACAAACGGGATTATCTCTCTAGATGACGTATATAACTTTGTAGGCGGTAACGTCAACACGGAGTTAGCTGATAAGAAGCAAAACCTTACAGATGAACTTCGCAACGAGGTTCGTAAAGAAATGTCTGCACGTCAAGCTGCAAAATCAACCAAACAAGGTTCTACTAATTCTACGCAGTTCGACAAACCAGCTGAAAACGATTCTTTCTTAGAAGGCCTCGGATTCTAGCTGTTTAACTACTAGACAACTTTAATAACTCTATAAGGAAAGGACTTTTATGACAGTCAACCTTGCTTCTAAATATGCTGATAAGTTAGATCAGTTATTTGCAAAAGGTTCTTACACCGACCGTGCAGTCAACCAAAACTATGACTTCGATGGTGTTAAAACAATCAACGTATACACAGTAACAACTGTTGCAACTTCAAACTACAACCGCTCAGAAACAGGCGACCGTTTCGGTGGTAACAACGAAATTCAAGACGTTGTAACCCCATACACACTTAACAACGATAAGTGTTTCAAACTTACTATCGACCGTGGTAACTACGAACAACAGGCTCTCGCTAAGAAAGCAGGCGAAGTTCTCCGTGCTGAAATGGACGAACAAGTTATCCCAGAAATCGATGCTAACCGTATCGCAGCTGGTGCTGCTGGTGCAGCTGCAGTTTCACAAGCTGTTTCTGCAGGCGATAACGTCTATGAAGACTTTATGAAAGCTAACGCTTACCTTGATGAAGCTAAAGCTCCAACAAGCAACCGTTTCGCATTCGTTACCCCACAAATGTATGTCGCTATCAAGAGCAAAATCGTTTCAACAGTCAATGCAAATGCTTACAACGACAAGCTCCTCCCACGTGGTTTCGTAGGCGAACTCGACGGTGTCAACATCATCGTTACCCCACAGAGCTACTTCCCAGCAAACACTAAGTGTGTTCTCTGGCACAAAGACGCTCTCTTAGGTGCAAAGCAAATTATGAAAACTCGTATCATTACCGACTCAGAACTCGTTGATGGTTCAGTTCTCACAGGCCGCTTTATCTACGATTCATTCGTTCTTAACGGCAAGAAGAAAGCTGTTGCTTCTATCACTTCAAGCACAATTTCAGGCTAATTAAACACCTAGAAATGAAATAGGCTCTCGGCTCTAACCTGAGGGCCTATTTTGTGGTATAATATAAAAGGATAAAATATAACCCTCGGAGCTGGCACGGTTAACCAGCTCCTCTTTTTTTGTGTTATAATATAGTTAATGGCGATGCGTCTGGTACTAAATGGACGCTGATTATAACTTATCTACGCTTGT